CCAAAAAAAACCGCTCAGGTTTCGGCGGGGGGGTGGGGTATCGAGGGCGGCGAGGCGGTCAAGGATCAATTTTTTTAAGGGAAATTGTCGGGCGATGATGAAAGCATGACACTCACCGGCGAAACTCCCTCGCCGCTCTCGTTGGAAGTTCCCGACCTCGAGGGCGGGGTCGACGCGGAACTCGAATATCAAAGGCTTGTCGCCGAACTCGTGAAAATCGGGCATCTGACCGAACTCTCCCGGCAAAATCTGATCAATTATTGCGAGGCCTACGCCATCGCGAAAGATGCGCTTCACCAAATGAAACTCGACGGCCCGGTGATCGAGAACGACGAGAAGGGTACCAAATATATGCACCCCGCTTTCGGTGTGTGGTCGGCCAGTACCAAAGTGATGGACCTCGAAAGCCGAAACCTCGGGATGACTCCTAAGAGCCTTGAGGAAATCAAAAACCCGCCAAAGTCTCCCAATGCCAAGAAAAAACCCGGCCCGTCGGCGTTCCTTTCGCGAGGGCAAGCGAACGATTGATTGCGCGGCGACTGACTACGCGCGAGAGATCATCGCGGGGAAAGTTCCGGCGTGTGAATGGGTGCGCCTAGCTTGCGAGCGATACCTCAACGATTTCAAACGGCGCGACTTGGTTTTCGACCTGGCCGAGGCCGAGCGGGTGGTCAACTTCGCGGAATCCTTTCGGCACTACAAAGGCGAATGGGCCGGGCGCCGGATCGAGCTCGCGCCGTTTCAAAAGTTTGTTTTGCAAAACCTGTTCGGGTGGAAGCGCAAAAAAGACGGCCTTCGGCGGTTCCGCTATTGTCATCTCGAGGTGCCGAGGAAAAACGGGAAAACCATTCTCGCGGCGATCGTGGGCCTTTACCTCCTGGCGGCCGATGAGGAGGGCGGGGCCGAGGTTTACAACGCCGCCACCAAGAAAGATCAAGCCATGATCCTTTGGAAAGATGCGAGGGTCTTGGTCGAGCGGTGCAAAGACCCGGACTTCATCGAATGCTTTACGATCAAAAAAAACCCGGCCGTGATCGAGCTCGAATGGCTCGAGGGATTCATGAAACCCCTCGGCCGAGATACTGACGGGGAAACGACTGACGGCCTCAACCCTCACGGCCTTATCGAGGACGAAACGCACGCATGGCGGGCGGCGGGTTTTTGGAACGTCCTCAACTCCGCGCTCGGCGCCAGGTCTCAACCGCTCACCTTCATGATTACGACGGCGGGGCACTACCTCGAGAGCGTGGGCCATACCCATCACAAAATCGCGAAACGAATCCTCTCGGGCGAATCTGCCGGCGACGGCGACGACTATTTCGCGGTGATCTATTCGATCGACAAGGGCGACGGTCACGAGGACCTTGCGAGCTATGCGAAAGCTAACCCTCTTTGGGGGGTGACGGTCACCGAGGACAAGGTCAAAAGCCAACTTTCCCTGGCCAATGCGGACCCGGCGATTCTGCGAGAAACAAAAACGAAATGGCTCAACGTGTGGCTTTCCGAGGGGGGCGGGTGGCTCGATATGAAAAAATGGAACGCCGCCGACGTGGAACTCGACCCGAAAAATCTCGAGGGCCTCCGATGCTATACCGGTCTCGATCTATCGATGACCCGGGACCTTTCGGCGAAAATCAACATTTTCCCGCCTCAAGAGGACCTCGACCGGTGGACTGTCCTCGCGAAATTTTGGTGCCCGACCGCTGATATTCGGCTGAGATCCAAGCGCGACAAGGTGCCATATCAAACTTGGGCCGAAAAGGGATTTTTGATTCCGACGCCCGGCGAAGTGACCGATCACGGGTATATCCAGCGGGACATTCTCGAGGACGAGGAACGCTTCCAAGTCGAGGCTGTCGGCTACGACCGGACCTTTTCGCACCACCTAATCCAACCGCTTCTCGACGAGGGCGTGAATATGCTGGCTGTCTCGCAAGGGATTCTGACCATTTCCCCTTATGCCAAGGAACTCGAGCGCCTGGTCATCGAGGGGAACAAGCTCAACCATTTCGGCCACCCGGTTTTGACCTGGTGCGCGGGAAATACCGTCGTGCATACCGACGCGAACGGCAATATCAAACCGGACAAAAAGCGATCCTCTGAGAAAATCGACGGCGTCATCGCGCTGATCATGGCCCTTGGAACCGCCTTGGAATTCGAATATGACGGCGGCGAGGAAGAGGGGGAGGTTACTGTCTTGTGATTGCCCGGCGGCCACTCTTTCGGCGTGAGGTGGCCATTTCAGACAAAACCCGAACCCGTCGCCGAGGCTTCCGAGGAATCCCTCGAGGCCATCGGCACGAATCCCGAGGCCCTGTCGGCCATTTTTGGGATCACCGGCACCGCTCCCGAGCGGATCGCCTCGGTTTACGCTTGTGCGAATGTCATCGCCTCCGCCGTCGCCGCGATGCCGCTGCACCTTTACCGCAAGCAAGGCACGACCCGAAAGATTGACACCGATCACCCACTCGCCCGCTTCATCGCGGACCGTCCAAATGAGGTGATGCCTTGGAAGGCTCTGCGCGAAATGACCCTTTATTCGTTGGTTCTAAAGGGAAGGTATTACTGGCAAATCTTCACTCAAGGCGGTTACGTCCGCGAGGTCTTCCCCATCCATCCCGACAACGTCACCTTTACGATTCGAGGCCGGAAGCCGATTTATCAATTCGCAAGCACTCCCGAAGGAGTGAACGGCGGAACCTATGGCCGCGATACCATTGCCCATTTTCGGAACCTCTGCGGGCCCGATGGGCAGGGAATCAGTCCCTTGAGCCATTGCCGGGCGACGCTCAACTCGGCCGGGTATCTCCAGGCGTACGGCGAAAAGTCCGCCTCGAAAGGGCAACCGCTTTCCGGCATCGTGACCGGGGCGCCGCCTTCGAAAAACGCAAAGGTCGCGGCCGACCGCCGGAAAAATTGGCGCTCCGCCATTCGCGAGGCGCAAAGCGAGGGCGACCGCGTCGTGATCATCGAAGGCGAGCGAATGCAATTCCACGGGGTTTCCATGTCCATGCGCGACGCCCAGTTTATTGAGCAAATGCAATTTTCGGTCGTGGAAATCGCCCGGATTTTTAACGTGCCGCCTCACAAGATCCAGGAACTTTCCCGCGCGACATATTCCAACATCGAACACCAGTCGATTGAGTTTTACACGGGAACGCTTGTTCCGTGGATTCAACGAATCGAGGAGGTCCTCAACGATTCCCTTTTGACCCGGGCCGACCGGGCCGCCGGTTACTACTTCAAGCATAACCCTGACGGCCTTTTGCGCGGCGACATAAAAACCCGCATGGAAGCGAACAGCGCGGGCATCATGTCGGGCCAGATCACGCCAAACGAGGCCCGCTCGCTCGAGGAACGCGAACCGATGGAAGGGGGCGACCGCCTTCTCGTCGGCGTCAATCAAACTCCGCTCGAAACTCTCGGCCAATCACCACCCGAACCGACACCATGAAAAAACGAAATTTCCTCAACATCGCCGGAACGACTGCCGTCGACCATCTCGTCGCCCGGTCCCGGCAAGTCGCCGACGAACTCCGCGCCGCCGGCCTGAAACCGGCCGACAATGGCCCCTTGAACCTTGTTCAAGGCGAGGACGGGCCCGAACTCCTCATTTATGGCGCGATCACTCCCTTTGCCTTTTGGGATGACGAAACCTCCGCGCAAGACGTCATCGCGCAACTTCGCGAGGTGAATGACCAGGATTTGACCGTGAGGATTAACTCGCCCGGCGGTTCCGTTTTCGAGGGCGTCGCGATTTTCAACCTGTTGAAAAAGCACAAGGGCAAGGTGACGACCGTCGTCGACGGGATCGCGGCCTCGATCGCGAGCGTGATTTTTATGGCCGGCGAGCGGCGCCTCATGGGGGAGGCCTCGCGCCTCATGATCCACAACGCATCCACCAGCATTTACGGCGCTTATGCCGAGGACCTCCGCGAAACTGCCGACTTGCTCGATTCCGTCTCGACCCAAATCCGCGACGTTTACGACCGGCGCGTCGCGCTCACGACTGAGGAGATCGAGGCTGCGATGGCCGCCGAGACCTATTACACCGAGACCGAGGCCCTCGAGGCTGGTTTTGCCGACGAGATTATCGACGACGCCGCGCCGAGCGACCCTCCCGCCGATCCTCCCGAGCCACCGCAAAACCGCGGCACGGCCGAGGACGTCGCGGCCATCAAGGAACGAAACGCCGAAATTGCCGCCCGCTTTGGAATCGCTCTGTGAAAAACTCTCCGAGATCGCCGAGGCGATTGGCGAGGGCACGCAAGCACTCCTTGAGCTTGCCGAGGCCTTCGACCGAAACACCGAGGCGCTGAACCGGTCGAACGAACTCGCCGAGGGCGACACCGGCCCGGCAATCGTGCGAATGGAAGATTGATACAATGAACCCGGGACTTGCCAGCGTAGTTTTGAGACTCTCCCGGCCTGGCGTGCGCGGTGGTTTCACCTTTTCCGCCGAGGACCCGGTCGCGAGTTCTCCCGGGGTGACCTTTCGCGCCCGGCGCTTTTCCAACCGCCCCGGACCTGAAACCGACGAGGCCGGCCGCCTCCGCGACTTCCAGGTCGCCCGCTTTCAAATCCGCCTTGCCGAGTGGCTCGCCGACTTTCGCGATGGCGACCACCTTGTCGAGGACCTTGGCGGCGGTCGCTCGATCACCTGGCAGGTGCGCCGGTGGGCCGAGGTCAACGGCTCGCGGGGCCTTTGGTGCGAGATTTTAGCCGAGGAAGTCCGCGACGGCGGCGAGGGATGACCCGCGCCCGTTTCAACTCTTAGGAAATTCCTAAAGGTTCGCCCTGTTATGAAACAGGACCTCATCCGCCGCATCAACGCGCTCAAGGGAACTCTGCAACCTCTCCTCGAACAGTCGCGCGACCTCGCCGACAAGGCCGTCGACGGTGAAGGAAATCCCCGGGCGTTTACCGCCGACGAATTCGCGACCCACGAAAACCTCGCGAACGAAATCACTCCTCTGACCTCCGAGCTTCAAAACCTCGAGACCGAACTCAAGGCGATCGACATTGTCGGCCGCGAGCACGAGGAACGCGCCGACAATCTCGGCCTTTCCGGCGCTCACGCCCTCCCGGAAAACTCCGCCGAATATCGCGAGACCTTCGCGAAGGCTCTTTGCGGTGGCGGACGTGGTCCGAACATCGAGGCCATCGGACGTCTCCAGGAACTCACCAACTTGACCGGAACCTCTCCCTCGACCGGTGCCGTTTTGATTCCTACCGTCATTCAACAGGCCATCATGATGGAGGCCGAGAACGCCTCCGCGCTTATGCGGGTCTCTTCGGTTTCCTCGACCTCCGACCGTATCAAGTCAATGCCGTTCCTCGGCGAGCTTGGACTCATGGCACCCCGCGCCGAGGCCGAGGCCTATATCAAGGCCGACCCGACCCTCGTCGGGAAGAATCGCACGATTTACAACTTCGGCACGATGTTCTCGGTTTCGCAAGAATTGATCGAGGACGTCGCCGCGCTTGAATCCGCCCTTGGCGCTCAACTCGGCCGATCCGCTGGTTACACTGTCGAGGAGTATGGTCTCAAGGGAGTGGACGGCGAGGCAGACTTTACGGACCAGGCAGGAAGCCCGGTGACGCTTACCCTCACCAATAAAGTCCCGACTGGCATCCTTAACGAAGGCGCCGGCGTGGTGCCTGTTACCACCGCCGCCGCGACCGCCGCCGTCACCTACGACGAACTGGTCGCCACCAAGCAGGCGGTAAACCCTGTCGCCGATAACTCGGCTTCGTGGATCATCTCCCGCGAGCTCGAGACCGCGGTCCTGCAAATGAAGGACAGCCAAGGCCGCCCACTCTGGCAACCTTCCGTCCTCGCTGGAACTCCAAACACCCTGCTCGGCCGTCCTTACGACCTGTCCAGCCGACTCGGCGCCCTGGCCGCTTCGGCAACTCCGGCCCTGTTCGGTGATTTCCGGTCCGCCCATCAAATCGACGTGAAAAAGGATCTCTTCGTGAAGAGCTCCGAGCACTTCTATTTCGGATCCGGAATGATCGCCTATGCGGCCGACCTCCGTTTCGGGGCCCTGGTCACGATGGAGAAACTGATCTCCAAACTGAACATGGCCGCCAGCTAAAGGCCTTTTCATCAGAAATGGTTGGGGGGTCGCTTGGTTTTGGGAGATTCCGGGCGGCCCTCTTTCATCAAAAAAACAAATCTCCCACCCTTTTCAGTATGGCAAAGACTCCCACAAAAAAGGCGGCTAAGAAGGCCGCGAAACCAAAGGCCGAAACCGCCGAGGACCCGAAACCCTCGCCGCCGATTTCGGGGCCTGTCGGGGCAAATGTCGCCTGTGCGGCCGCCTTTCCTGCTCAGTCGGCCAAGGCTGACAAATAACTCTTTCGCCGTTTGGTCATGGCAAAGCCGATCGTCGCCCTTGAAACGCTCAAGTCTCATCTTGGCGTCTCCCATTCTCTCGACGATGCACTCATCGAGCGGTTTGGCGCGGCGGCGGTCGACGTCGCCCTCGGCGAGCTCGGCGTCGCTCAGTCTCCCGGCGATCCGGAACCGGCCGCCTGGGCGACCCTCCTCGACCCGGTGCCGGATTGGTTCGCCGTCGCCGTTGGCTTTATTACTTGCCACTTTTACGAAAACCGCTCCGACGTCGTCATCGGGCAGGGCATTTCCGCGATTCAACTCCCGAAGGCCTCGACATCGATCCTCCACCAGAACCGCGAAAACTTCTTTGTGTGATGGCCGGCGAATCGACAAAAATCACCATTTCCGGAATGCGCGAACTCCAACGCCGCGCCCGGTCTTTGAATCACAAGCTCGAGCGGCGATCGTATTCCAAGGCCGTGCGGGCCGCTTCGAAACCCGTCCTCTCGCGCGCCATCCTCATGGCACCCGGCCGCACCGGCACGCTGAAGCGATCGATTAAGGCGCGGAGTGCTTCCAAGCCTTCCCGCTACCTCTACGGCATGAAATTGACCGTGATCGGCGGCAAGTTTGCCAGCGATCGCACCGCCAAGCGGCGCGGCGTGGGCAATGCATATCGACCTGACGAGGCGGTTCGATACTATCGTTTCCAGGAACTAGGCACCAAATACCACCCCGCGCAACCTTTCCTTGAGCCCGCCCTCGAGGCTTCCGCCTCTGAGTTCCTTAACACCCTCCGCCGCGAGCTCGCTGCGGAGATCGAACGCCATACCCGCACCGCAGCATGAAAGAAACCGCCGTCATTCAATGGATGCTCTCGAAAATTGAGACCGTCAAAGCCGACCTGGGCATCGATGCCCGGATTTATTCCGACAAGGCCGACAAGGGCGCCGCAAATCCCTGCCTTGTCTGGCAGGTCATCGGTGGAGACTCTCCCGAGGTGACCGACTCCGGCGAGCGCGACTCGGGCACTCTCGACGTGCAACTCCGCTTTTATGCCGGCACCAGGCCGAAAGCCACCGCCGCCCGGGAAGCTCTTTGCGCTATCCTCCAAAACGTCGAACGCGAGACCTCCGGCGAAATTATGATCGAGGGGACCTCCTTCGCGCATGGCGGCGATACCTTCGAAAAAGAAACCGAGGACTATGGCGCCGTCTCCATCCTCGCGATTCATTGGGCGACGGCGGCGACGGTCGCGCCGTAAAGGGCGACCGATCGGAGAAAACGCGAAAGACTGCCCTCAACTTCCACTAATCACCATCCGCCACCATGAAAGGAAACTGCTCCAAACTTCACCGCTGGGACGGCTCGGCGCTCGCCCTCATTAAAGACCGCGTCTCTCTGACCGATCCGGAACGCACCCGGGAAATCATCGAAAAGGATTTGACCCTCGATTGCGACGGGTCCGGCGGATCCGGCACTCAGGAAAAGAGCCCGGGCACCGAGACGATCGGCGACATTCAAATCGAGGTCATTTACGACCCGGCAATTCCCGACGCGGGGCCTCCAACCATTACGAACGATCACAATCACGACTTGATTGTGACCGACTTCGACAACGAGACCGCGACTTTTTGGTTGATCGAATACCCGGACGGGACCGGCGTCGCGATTCACGCTTTTGTTTCCGAGGTCGGCTCGGCCGAGATCACGCCCAACGAGGAGATCAAGAAAACCTTCACCATCACTCCGACCGGCGCCGAGGGTGGCTTCATCCGGTCAAATGACATTGTGAATGAGACCTTGCCCGGCACTCCAGCCGCACCGGTGAACTACTACTCGAGCTAATCAATTCCCTTTAGCGCGGGGTGGGCGTGTGTGTTGTTCTATGTCTTGAATTCACCCGCCCCGCGCTTTCTCCCTCTCCCGAAATCTCCCAACCCCAAACCATTCTATG